ATAATATTTAAAAGGTGTTTCTGCAAATGCTAGGTAAATGTAGTTACTACCACTGTTGTTCATATATCCAGCATTAATCATAACTTTAAAGCCATTTGATAATAAATCAATATTTCCATAAGCTGCTTCTACAGCAGTATCATTTGCTTTTAATGATAAATCTTGTCCATCATCTTCATTCTCTGGCTCTCTTGCACTATCAAATATAACCCACGGGTCAGCAGAGTCAGTTCGTTTAATCATCACATAAGCTGGTCTAAACCCTGTATAAACAAATGGTCCATTAAGGTTTACCCCATTTCCTTTGTAAGAGCCGACAGCCGAGTAGCCATCAACAGAGTGCCAAGCATATGCAACGAATGAACCACCACTACCATTTGTTCCTGGTTTAGAACCTAGGTTTATAACAGTAGATGTTGGAGGAGTATCGTTCCACATTAATGCATTATCTTGTACAGCACCTGTAGAATCAAAATGAATAAAGTCTGTTGCATAATCAGATGCAAGACCTTTATGACAAACAAACCATTGATTATCAGAAACGTTTGTTCTAGGTTTTACCACCCACATCTCTGGCGTTTTACTTAAACCATGTCCGATAGTAGCATTGCTTCCTGTTCCTGTGTATGTCATAATACTAAACCCAGCATCTACATTAGCAGATGTCTTAGTTGTGTTTATAGAGCCATCAGTATTAGATGAGCCACTACCGTTTGCTTTCCACATCCAGTCCACAAGATTAGTTCCTGAATCGTAATCATTACTCCCAAAAGTTACACCGTTACTGTTAAATGATGTAAGCCAAGTACCACTACGGTCAACATCTGTAGTATTTGAAGATAAATAAAGCGGTCTACCTCTAACTGCATCCCATAAATTATGGTCGCTTGAATAATTTCTTTGTTTTTCCCAAAGAAAATCAACTGCAAAATTAGTAGTTAATGAACCCCCACTTGAGCCAAAACCTGTTCTTGTTTGTACTGCAAAATGCTCACTAGGTATAACAGCTACATCAGGTAAGTTCTTTGTACATAAAGCTAAGAAGCCTGTAGGAGGTGTGTAATGAAAGTCACCAATGTCATTACCATCTTGATTGCCTTGTGCTGTCTTGTTACCAGCAAATGAGGAGTCTTGTCCAAAGTTTAAAGTTACCGTTGAATTGTCATCAGAACTTGCAATGTAAGGAGTAAAGTCATTTGTAATCTTTGCAACTGTTGTCGTAATTGTAGGGTTAGCACCTGTTGCTGGATTTCCAGTTGTTCCTAAAGAAGCGTTATACCAAGTATTATTGCGACCTATCCAAGCCTTACCTGAAGCACAATCCCAAGCAAACTGAATAATATCCCCATTATGCAAAGCTGCACTTGCTAAAGTAACAGAAGAAGCAGTTTCAGGATATAAGATTAATTGGTCGCCAGCACCTCTGCTGTATACTTTCCAAAGTCCAGCTCTTGTACTTAAATCTGTATATGTGTATTCATTATTAACCCAACCAAAAACAGGTCCATATGTGCTTTGAGCATTGACATAAAATTCAGCATACCATTTACCACTTGTAGGAATTATTGTTGTGCCAAGCATCTTATTACCCGCTGCTCTCATTTTTAAATTGCCTTCACTTAGTGTATGTGCAGAATCAGAATCACCTGTATTAGCAGCACCTCTAAAAAGAGGATTCATTGTACAAAAGTTATTCGTAGGACTATCAACCATTATGTCTGACTCTGTTAGGTTATTAGAAGTCCAGTCATTGTTGTTACCACTTTGGTCTAGCCAGTATGCGTACTCTCGTTTGTCAGCGAAAGCCATATAGATGTAAGTACCACCAGAGGCGTTAATCATAGTGTCTGTACCTTTGACAGTAAAACCGTTGCTGTCAAATTGTATTGCTGTAGAATTTCCACCACCTTCAGCAGCACTAGACTCAGCGTATAAATTATCACCTTCAGTATCACCAGAAGGGGTTCTTGTGTTATCGACTATTAACCATTGGTCAGCGGCATCTGTTCTTTTAATCATTATCCAAGCTGGGCTAAAACCTAACCCAGTTACAGAATTATTTGCATTACCTGAACCACTATAACTTCCAAACTTACTATACCCAGTTACACTATGGAAACAGTACATAATCATAGTTGTTGAAGAACTATTATTTGCTATTCCTGAATCCCCTAAAGTAACAAGAGTATTTGATGGAGCAGTATCATTCCAAAGACTAGTAGCAGTTGCTGCTGCTGCTGTTGTATTTAATCTTATAAATTTAGTCCAACCAAGAGATGTGTGTCCAACTCCCCAATCTTCTACCCTATTTCTTCCTTTAACAATTATTAGTTCAGGAGCAGATGAAAGACCGTGTCCAACCGTAGCACCAGCACTTCCAGTACCAGTATAAGAAACTACACTCTGCCCATAAGCTGTATTTGCTCTGACAAGAGAAGTAATACTTCCATCCGTATTTGGATAAGCTGGTTTTCCTACTGAAGAAGCATCAACTGAAGTTCCTGTAAGGGATAAAGATAAATTTGCTGAACTACTATCTACAATAGTTCCACCTACATTTGTTGGTGAGTTTATTAAACACAAAGTATTACTGTCAGAAGTAAATCTTGCTAGTGGCGATTCAAAGTTATTTGAGGTATATCTAGCAACATTAGAAATTCTAAATGCGTCTAATTTAATACCACCAAATTCACCTCCACTATCTAAACTACCTATTGAAGAAGTAAGTTCGGAATAATTATTACTATCAGTAGTGCTATCTTTTTCTACGCCATTGACATAAACTTTTAATGTTGTTCCGTTTCTAACATAAGCTGTGTGATACCAATTACCAACTACATAAGTTCCACTAGCAGATTCTAAAAGTCTACTACCTCTATACCAAACTGCTTTACCATCTGCATCAGTACCAACATTAAATCCTGTGCTTCCTCTTGTAGTAGAGAAAAGAGTATCATAGTTTTGTAAAGAATCAATATAAGTCCAATACTCAATAGTAAAGTTACCAGTACCTAAAGCAGTACCTAATTCAAAATCAATACTATCATCAGAGTTATCAAACTGAATAGCTGTATTTCCTACATTAGAAGCTGGGTTACTCATATCCCAGTTCCAAGCTACATAAGTTTTACCATCTTCATTGTGATTAGCATAAGGGTTTCCACCATCACTTCCTACAAATGTTGTAAAACCATCTGCTGAACTTGAAGCAATACCACCATAAACTTGATTACCTCCATTTTCAGCTTCAGTTGAAGCAGTTACTAAATTATGTATACTTCCATAACCTCTGACTGAATCGTAAACAGAAGGACTATAACCTGCATTTCTTGCTTTTGTCCAAATTAAGTCTGAATTAAAGCCAACTCCTCCAAGGTATCTATTATTTGTACTGTTACCTTTCCAAGTAACTGTACTAAAACCTTCTACTGTATAGTCTTGTTTAAACGGTAGGTAGAATCCATTTGTTCCGTAAGTGCCTGAATACTTTTTAGGCTTCCATTCACCGTAGTCACCTGTTTCTCCGAATGAACTAGGAGTTAATGCAGTGCCATCTATGAAGTGTGTTTCTGACATATAGCCGTCATATTCTAAACGAACATTTGAACCTTCTGTTCCAAGAGCGTGAATTACTCCGCCAGTATTCCAAAGACCATCAAAGTTTTGACTTGGGTAATTAGCAGTTGAAAAGCTGGTTATTTGAGTACCATTTACATACATTTTACATCTATTAGATGCAGTTCCCTGTGCTGTGTCTAGCACAAGAACAATATTGTACCAAGCACTAGGGTCTCTAAATACTTGATTTGTTATTAATTGATAGTTATAACCAGAGTTATAATCATACCAAGATATATATCCATCTGTGCTAAAGCTAAGAGCATACGTTAAATTGTCATTAGTATAAGCACCTTGAAGCATATCACGAGTTGATATACTACTTCGTTTTAACCAAAAAGACTGTGTCCAAAGTCTGCGATTGCCATTACCAGCAGGAGTTTTTGATAAACGAGAGGCAGAACCTAATCCCTCAAACCTAAGACTCTGCTCTAACTCGTAGGCAGAAGCACCACTAGGTATAGCTGTTGAATTAATTAAAGACATTAAGCGTAAGCTGCCGAGTTAGTCATATATACATTAGTACCATCTGAGAAGTAAGCCAGTAGGTATGTACCAGCAGTAGATATAGTTGCTAGTAAGTTAGCATCTACTTTAGTATTAGCGTGTGCTGATATGGTGTGTCCACCTGAATTAATAAAGAGTATGTTTCCAGACTGTGCAACGATAGCTGTAAAGGTTAAAGCAAAGTTACCAGCAGGAGTACACTTAAAGTTGTTACTAGCAGACATAGCAAACGAGCCATCATTGTCTGTAGTCATTGTGCCTAATGCAGAACCTGTTACTGTTACTCCGATTGCAGTTGTTTCAATTTTTTTACCAGAGTTATGGTAAAGTTCTACTGCTCCATCCGCATTAAAAGAAGCTATATTTTCATTTGCAGCAGCGTTTTGAAATTGAACTCTAGTTGCAAGAATTTTCATTTCGGCTGAAGTATCTTTAATAATTAACTGACTTCCTGTGTGGTAAATTTCAGCATCAGAATCAGAACCCAATAACACTTTGTTATTATCATTGTGTATAACATTGCCAGTTACAGTACCACCAGCTTTAGGTAGTGCTGCATCTGCTGTAACACCATCTGCTGCAACATCACGCGTATCAATTAAACCATTGGTGGTAATGTTTCCAGTAAATGCTCCGCCCGATTTTGGCATTGCATTAGTAGCTAACACGCCATCAGCAGCTACGTCTCTACCATCAAATGTACTATTAGTGGTAATTGCTCCAGTCATTGCCCCACCAGCTTTTGGAAGAGCTGCTGCTGCGGTAGCTGTAGTTGAAGTTAATACTCCATCTCTAGTAGCTATGTCAACACCATCGAAAGTACTGTTAGTTGTTATAGCGCCTGTCATAGCTCCACCAGCTTTAGGTAGTGCTGCGTTAGCTGTTGTGTTACCTGTAACGCCAGTAGCTATATCAGTATTAATTGAATTGGCTAACTTGGCTGCTGTTACATTATCGTCTAAAATCTTTGCTGTTGTTACTGCGTTGTTTGATAACTCGGCTACTGTAATAGAGTTGTTAGCTAAGTCTGCTGCTACAATAACATCGACTCCAATCTTAGCTGAAGTAATTGCGTTGTCTGCTATCTCTGTAGTGCCTACAACTCCTGCTGCTATGTGTTTGTTTAATACTGAGTCATCTGGTAAGACATTAGTAATGGTTACTTTCTTAGAAGTACCACCATCGTTAATTAGTAGTTCCTCACTACCTGCTGTATTTGTTTTTGCTGCTAGTGCTGATACTTTAGTTGTAGACATATTTACTCCGTAATAATGTATTTAATATTGTTAGCAGTTGAGGTTTCTCTTACTAGGAAATTGCCACTTTCCATTAATATTTCAATTTCAGAAGTATTAGTAGGTTGAAAAGATTCTAATGCTTGTCTTTTATTTAAGTACATAGCAATAGTTTTTTTCTGTTTCCAGTTAAACTTAGGCATTAAATTCTAAACCTCATCTTTCTTCTACCAATTTTCTGTCTGTCTTTTAAAGACCTAATCTCTTCTTTAAGCTGCTCAATAAGAGGTTGATACTCTGTAATAACTTTATCATCTTTTTTCTTACTGATTCCACCAGATGGCGTACCCTCATACGAGCCACCTTTACCTCCAGAACGAGAGTCGCTTGGAGTTTTTGAACTTGAGTGTTTATATTCATAAGCTGTTGCTTCTATATTTCCTGTTTCTTTATTTGATTTAAGTGAACTACTTCCATACTTAGGTGCTTTACCTTCTGATTGAACACTATCTAGTTCTTCATCTTCATCCATAAGTCCATCAAGCATGTCCATTAATGAGTCTAATTCTGTTTCTTCTTCAGGCTCATCAGCAAACTTAAGTGCGTTATGAGTCATGTACTCTTCTCTAGTAGGAGTATCTTCGTCATCTTCTTTATAGTTTGCACTATAAGTTTCATCTAACATCCTTGACCAAATTTCTCTTATCTTAGCTTTGAATCTATCTATCTCTAAGTTATCAGTAGAGGGATGAGCGCAAGTGTCTTCAAATATGTCCATTAAAATCATCCTTTCCGTTTCGTTTACGTTCTCTCATATTCCAAAGAGTGTCTTGATTACCAAAATGAGGCTGTGTACTACGCACTGCCATTACCCAACTTCCTTTCTCACCACAATCTGGACATTCTTTTTTTACTGTCCTGTCTGACATAGAACACATTTCTTCAAACACATGTTCATTCTTACATTTATAATCGTATATTGGCATATTCTCTCATCTCCACATGTGCGGACCTATGACAATTAGCACAAAGTAAAATACACTTGTCTAATTCCTCTTGTATAGTTGACCACTTTCTTCTCTTTAATTCACCCCAATCATACTTTTTAGTTTTAGGATTAAGGTGGTGTATATCATAAACATCATTATGAAAAGTTAATTCACATCTCCAGCACTTACCACCAAGATACTCAATAGCTTTATTTTTATTTCTAGTATATCTTTCTTTTGAATATGACATAATCAGTTTGTAATAACCCTCTCCGAAGAAAGGGTTACGGCTAACTAACTAACTTTATGTACCCGGTACAACAAACGCAACACCAGCATCATTACGTAGTTCTGCAACTCCGTAGATAGTATCTGAAGTGAACAAATCACCTAAGTACTCTTGCTTGTATTGTGTCTGTGAACGAACACCAACTTGCTCTGCTAGTACTAAAGCATCTTTATGAATAATCATACCGACTCTATCTGTACTAGTAGCAGTAGGACAAGAAGTAGAAATCATAATATCTACACCGTAGATTTGTCCGATTTTACCAGTCTTAATTGCATCACCAGAACCAATGAACTGTTGCTCAGTGAATCTAGATAGACCTAACATGTCGTTAACAACGATTGGTGGAACTACCATTGAACGATTGTCCATAGGTACATCAGCATTATCAAGTAAAAGAAGCATAGCTCTTATTCCTGCATCTGTAATGTCTGCTGCGTTAGATGAGTTACCTGTATAGAAAGCTGCACCGGTAGAACCAATGTATGCTTTTTCATACATAGCTGCACCCGTACCACCAACTGTACCAGCTTGAAAACCTTCAGCTAAAGCAAACAAATCAGAGTCCACCTGCTTAGCAAGTGCAAATCCAGCATCATCAGTATAGAATTTTCTCATACTTGCGAGTGCTTGGACCTCTGCGATATCCTCAATTAACTTTGAGTACTCATAATGTTTGTCAATAGTGACTGTAATTTTAGTGTTAGTTGCAGCACTTAATGTTACTTGAGTGTTTGCAGATTTTACACTTGCACTACCTCTCGCAGGTACAGGAATGTGAATTGAATCACCTTTCTTACCTTTATGAGATAACTTGGTTACTAAATTAGCTAATACAAGATTTGTTTTATAAGCACCGATAACTTCATCCGACCATAGTTCGGGGATGAAGTTATTCGCTACTGCTAGCGTTACGCCATTAGAACCTAATGCCATTTTACTTCTCCTTTATAAATGATTATTTAACCCTACCTTCTGTATACGCTTCTTGAATTTCATCTGCCAGCGCTTCATAACGTCTAGGGTCTGTTACCTGTAGATTGATTAAATCAGCTCTACGGTAAACCTTCTTTCCACCTACTGAATCTCCAGAAGAACGTGATTCAGAACTAGTTTGACGTAATACTTTTTCTCTTTTAACTTTTTCTTCAGCTTTTACTTTAGCTGTAGTACCTGCCATATTGATTTGTTTCCATGTAGAAAACAACTCATTAGCAGAATCAAAGTCATAAGAATCAGCAGTACGGAATAGCTCCTGTCTTATCTTGCTTCCTGAAATCCAATCCTTAAAGTCTTGGTCTTGGACTATTTCCGTAAAATCAGGGTGAGCAGACTCTAACTGAGCTGTCTGTAACGCTTGATTTTGTTTGGCTCTAGTCTGTCTAGCCACTACTACATCGGGATGTTGTTCTATAGCTGAGTTAACTGCTTTTGCAGGGTCAGCATAAAACTGGTCCTCGAAGGGAACTGTTTCTTCTATCGGTGGAGCAGTTTTAGTTGCTTGTTGTTGAGTAGATATTAAACTTTCAATGAGTTTCCGTTGTTCTCCAACTTCCATTCCTTGTTTACCTAATACTCTTTCAGCATTTTGATGCATCTCAATAACGTCTTCTAATGATTTACCAGCATACTTCTCAGGAATTGTAACTTCGGGTTGGTCTGCTTCAAGTTGTGCTTCCGCTTGGATAAAATCCTCTTGAGTTTCCTGTTCTATTGTTACGTCTTGATTTTCTGTTACCTGTATTTCACCTAAAGGTGCTTCTTCTACTACTATACTCATTTTGGTCTCCGCCCTATTAGGGTTATGAAGTTATATTAGGTAGAGTCCTATGACTAGGATTGTTCTACCGCTAGTTTAGTTGCATCTTCTAGACTTCTTAACTGTCTTAGTATTTGCAACTGACCCTTAGCGTGCCAAAGGTCTTGTTCACTTTCAATATTGCGTATATCTTCTGCAATACCTTCCGTGCTTTTCATATCAAACATTAAATCTTTCCACCCTTCGGTTTCAAACATGTCTAATCTATCTTTTAAAAACTGTTCGTCAGTTTTTGCCATACTTATTGAATTCTTGTATTGATTGCAGATTTAGCACCAGCTTCTCTAGCTTTAGCTAAGTTAAGTATAGTCTCAGACTTAAGATGGTCCATCTCAGGTATGTTTCTTTGAGTCTCAGACTGTTGATTGCTTATCTCTGCTTTTAATTTATCTAATGTTAAAGCATCTTTCTGTAATTTAATGATTGATTCTTCAACTTGTATCTCATTAGGCATAGTCATAGCAGCTTGAGCTTGATGTAACATTGCTCTTCCTTTCTCTTCTTCAGCTTCTGCTAAAGTTTTTTGAACTTCTGCTTGAGCTTGTTGTATTTGTAAGTCAGTACCTATGTTCTCTAACTCTTGTTGTTGAGGGTCTACTTCTTCACCTTGCATAAGTGCTTGTACAATCTGGTCACGGTTATGAATACTAGAGTTTTGGAATACTGCTAATAGTATTACATTAAAAGCTGGTGAATCTTTAGGTATAGATTGTAACATTGATACCATCTGTTGCATTTCTAATTCTTTTGCCATTATACCCATAGTAGAATAAGGTACAAACTTGTAATCATTAACAGGGTATCTATCTACGTCAAATTGTATCTTTCTCCACATAGACTTTTGTATCATAGGTACAAGGAATGTGTTTTGGAAATTCATTAATGTACGCTTTTGTCTTTTAATAGCAGCTGACTGCATCATAGACATACCACTAGCTGTATCATTACCTGTAGTTGCATCACCACTACCTGTTCCCATCTGTATCATGTTCTGTAAACTAGCTACTTGTTGGAATGTTGATGGGTCTGTTGTTCCCATGTCTAAAGGCATAATAGCATCTCTAGGAGAACCATTAGTAAGTACAGTTTTACCCGGTCTTACTTCAAACTTAACACCTCTAGGTAGTCTTGTAGCATCGGCAGCCATCATAGGCGTAGTTGTTAAAGCTAATGAATCTATCCTAGCTCTCATTTCTGCATCTAAAGCTTTTTGTGGGTTGTATCCCTTCTCACAAATCCCTCTACCCCAGAACTTATTAGGTACACAATCATGTTGGTAAGATATAAAAGGTCTATCTTCCATAATAAACAAGTTAGGCTCTACTCTAAGTATGTACTCATCATTAACAATAGTAACAACTGCTTCTACTAACTCATCTTTCTTTGTATACTCGAAATCATCCTTGTCAGCACTAGCTTTAAGGAATCGTTTAGGTACTTTACCCCAGTACTCTGTAATCTTAACGGAGTCTGATTCATCTGCTTGTTTTATTTCCGGGTCATACCCAAAGTTAACAGTATCGTAACTGCCATTAAGAGGTACATCTCTATATACACCTGATAAGATACCTTCAACTACATGGTATCTTGGTTTAATTACTTCATGCGCAACACCTAATGCTTCATTAATGCTATTAGCTGATGGGTCGATAAGGAATTCTTTAGGAGATATTGCTTCTATCTTAATATCTATTGATGGATACTCTACTAATTGTCTTGTAGTAGCACCAGTACCTTCGATAGGTACTTCAGCAGGTGAACGCTCTATGTTTTGCTCTACTATTATCTTACCAATACCAGTACCATAGATAGCACTATTGATAAAGACTTCACATATAGCATCTTTACAGCCTGTCTTTTCTAAATCTTCTTGTAATAGGTTACGTACATACTCCGCATCACTAGGGTCTTGGTCAAGTACGTCATCTTTAATATCAAACCACTTACCACGACCAAATGTTGCTTCCTCTAGCTCTGCTACAGCAGACTCTACAGCTTGTTGTAGTGCAGGTGCTATGATTCTAGACTTTTCAGAGCTACGAGTCTTGTCTTGTTCTAGCCAGATACCACGCCAAAGCCTATAATACTCATCCCACATCCTAACATAGTTTTGGTCTCTATGAGAGCGCCAGCTTTCTAGTCTATAAGACAGCCATCCAGCTAAAGCTTGGTATTTAGTTTCTTTATCATCAAACATCTATAGAAATAGCTCCACTAACGTAGGTATAGCTGCGGAGTATAGCACATTTTAGGTAGTTACGTAGAAGTATTTGTTAAATTACCTAATATCCGGCTATATCGTCCATAGGTTCCCAATCATCTTCCATATCTATAGAGTATGCGAAGTCAGCTATGGACACTTGGTCTATATAAGCAAGAGCATCCAGTAAATCGTCATGTGAAAGGTGATTAGGAAAGTCTAACATCTGTGATGTAAAGTGTTTCCACTCTCTATCTTCATTAAAGCTTATTTGTCCATGCTCCATCCTACCTTGTAGTGACCATGTTATACGTTCTGTCTTCTTTTTACCACCATGTCGTAGTTCATCTATATGTACAAACCTATTTTCACTTCTCATCTCATCTTCTAGGTAAGGCATAATAGCATTTTTTAAAGAACCAGTCTCTATACCTACAGTTGTTGCTTCACATATCTCAGCAGCTTTAAGAATCTTAGTTGCTGTCTCTTTAATACCCCATCTTCCATGTAGTATGTCTTTAACCCACCACTTATCTCTATCTATCTTTACAATAGCTATAGCTGTTTCATCTAATTTAGAACCTTTTAGTCCTCTTTCTTTTTCTACAGCTTCAAAACCTGCTGGGTCTACAGCTATAACGTAATGTCCTTCTTCTGGTTCTTTCCCTGTATGAAACCATTCCTCTTTAAAGATACCACCAGAGAAAGTTTCAAAGCTTGCTTCAAATTCTTGTCTAAATGCCATAGAAGACATAGACCTTCTAGCAGCATCTATCTCATCCGCAGCTATATAAGGATTATCTTTAGAGTTAAATGAGAAAGACTCCCAGTCTTCTTCTTTTTCTGCTTCTTTATATAAATCATAGAAGTGATTCTTACCAGCAGGCGTACCTATAAACAAAGCTTCACCTCTAACGTCTGCTAGAGTTGGTCTTAATATCTGTTCCCATACAATAGGCTTCATACTTGCGTACTCATCTAGCACAACATAAGCAAGTCCTACGCCCCTCAGAGTATCTGGTCTATCACTGCCTTTAAGGTATATCTTTCTACCATTGATTAAAGTAAGCCTAGCTGTGTTTTCGTAGGCATCCTTTATAACGTCAGCTCCTAGCTCTTTCAACATACTCCACATAATATCTTTGGATTGTTGAAACGTAGGACCTACATAGAATACATCTTTACTTTCTGATTGTAATGCTTTGATTAAAAGAATCCAAGCAGCTAGTCTAGACTTACCAAAACGTCTACCAGCAGCTACTATCTTAAATCTTGCTTTTGAATTAAATATTTCTAACTGAGCTGGGTGTAACTCAACATTAATCTCTGCCATTTAACCTTTCTGAA